CAAGGTAAAGTGTATTTAAAAGAATATGTTGAAAAATTATCTAATGCCAAAGCACTAACAATCATTGGCTATACTGATAAATTAGGATCTGATAAATATAACCTAGCACTATCTTCAAAACGTGCAAAAGCGGTGAAAGATTATTTAGTTGCAAATGGTATCAAAGCTGATATTACAACACGTGGTGCAGGAAAAGATAGTAAGCAAGTATCTTGTGATAATTTTAGTAAAGATGAATTGATTGAATGTTTAGCCCCTAATCGTAGGGTTGAAATTATCTCTTACCAATAAGATTCAGTAATAGGGAAAGTAGAAAATTCTACTTTCCTTTTTTTTTGTATTTTTTTTTGAAAAAGGTATTGACAAGATAATAAAAATACCTATAATGCAAAGTGTAGGTTAGATATACAACTAAGGAGATTAAAATGTTTACTTTCTATGTTTCTTTTCAAGAATCAAAAAACTTCTCAAAATGGGAATCAGCTATCAAGGTTGAATGTTTAGAAAGTGAAATTGAAGATAAAGCGAAAGAGCTTTATGAATTCAATAAAAAATTCTATCCTAATAGAACTTACGCTTTCATTGGAACAGCGGTAAATGGTACTTTTGATAATATTGAGAATGTTATTTTAGATTACCAAGCTACTATGAACTTTAACGAAGAAAATCCAACTTTAGAACGTTGGAAAGATTATTGGGTGCATTATAATTTTTAAGGTGGTTTATGTCTAGAGGCTATCAATTAAAACCAGATGAAATTTATGATACTATTGACTTGCTATGCAAGGAGTATTATTATAACCCTGAATGGGAAGAACAATATGACAACGACCAAGAATTATGGTGGCGTTATATTGATCAAGATGAAGAATTTCAACAACATTATTAAATAAGGAAAAATTATGATCAACTTAAATTTAAAATGGGCAAAAAATGCAAACCAATTACACCTGGGATTGTGTGATGGTTGTAAATATCTTTGTGTAAATTCTGATGGTGTGGTTTTTAAGCTTGTGTACAACAAAGACAATAATTGGTTTGTTAGCCCAAGCGGTAAAACTTATCAACTTGGGGATTTTATTGAATTTAGCGATGGTAGCATTGAAGGATAAATTATGCTAGAACTGACAAAAGGACAAGAAGAGGCATTATTTAAACGCTTAAAAAATCACCTAGAAACTCACCCTTATGTTATTCGTGAAAACTGGAATGGTAGAACGATTGAAACAAATAAGGTTAGAATTCTATGGTATGCTGGTGGCAAAGGTCATTCATTCTTTATCTTATCAAAAGATTTAAATACTGAAATCAATATCTATGATGGAAAGAATGAATTAGAATACGTAAAAGAATTTGCTCAATATTGCTACAGTTTAATCAATCTTGGTAATGTTGTACAAGAAGAAAAGACTGAACAATTTTTAAGTGCATTTCTAGGGGAATAAAACTATGGCTTTAAAAATCAAAATGTCAAATGAAGATAAAGACAAATTCTTACATAATTTAACAGAGATTTTAGAAGAAGTTATAAAGACTGAATATTATCAGACAATTGATTATAATTTTTCTAGAGGGTCTAGGGTATATGTCTTTACAATCTTAACAATTGAATGGTATAGTGGCAACGGTTATAAAATCACTATCACTAATAAAGATGGTCATTATATTGATATTGATCATAAATCAAGCGAAGTGATGAATTTTATTTTATTGTTATCAGATATGTGGAATAATCCACCAACAATGAAATATAGCGATGAATTTTTACTTTCATTTTTACAAGGAAATAATCAATGAGAACACTTTTACTTCTACGTGGTGCAATGGGATCAGGTAAATCAACTTTTATTAAAGAAAATGGTTTAGAGCCATATACTTTAGAGGCTGATAGATTTAGAACACTAATTTGTAATCCACAATTAAACGAAGAAGGGAATTGGCATATCACACAAAGAAACGATACTCAAGCGTGGAATATGTTATTAAGCTGTTTAGAAGAACGTATGCAACGTGGAGATTTTACAGTTATTGATGCAACTCATAATAGTCCTAAATTGGTTAAAAAGTATGTTGATTTAGCTGATCATTACAAATATTCAATTTTCTACTATCAACCTGAAACCACTTTAGAAGAGTGTATTGAACGTAATGCTAAACGTGACCAATATAAATTTGTCCCTGTTGAAGCAATTAAACGTGCTTATACTTTAATTCAAAACGTGGATTTGCCAAGTCGATTTAAACGTATTTATTCTTTATCAGAAATTGATAATTTTTATATTCCTGATATTACTGGAAAATATGAACAAGTAAAAGTGATTGGCGATATTCAGGGGTGTTATACAGTTTTAAAAGATGCTATCGGTGAAATCGATCCTAAAACCCTATATGTATTTGTAGGTGATTATCTAGATCGTGGTATTGAGAATAAAGAAGTGTTAGATTACATTTTATCTATCCAATCTTTACCTAACGTAATTCAGTTAGAAGGAAACCACGAGGCACACTTAATCAATTGGGCTAAAGGTTTAGAGGTTAAATCAAGATACTTCTTGCGAAATACTTTACCTGAACTTGTAAAAGGATTAGATGAAGATCAAGTAGTAGAATTGAAAAAGGATATTCGCAAATGGTGGAAACAAGTTAGACAATGTTACGCTTTCAAATTCCATAATCAAAAATACTTGGTTACACACGGTGGCTTGACTAGCGTTCCAAAATTAACTTATATCTCAACTGAACAAATGGTGAAAGGTGTAGGCAATTATGAATCAAATGTAGGTGAATTATATCAAGACAATTACTTACAAGGTAAATGTCAAGACTTTATTCAATTACACGGTCATAGAGGCGTTGAAAGTAGCGATTATTCTTATTGTCTAGAAAGTGAAGTAGAGTTTGGTGGTCATTTATCTATTGGCTTAATTCAACCTAATAAACCTGTTGAAATTTTGCAATATCAAAATACAGTATTTAAAGTATTGAAAGCTGAAGAACAACAAGGCGATGAACTTGATCATAGAACAGTAGAAAATGAACAAGTAAATAAAATGTTATCAAGTCGTTTAGTTAAGTCTAAGGCTTGTGATCATAATTTAATCTCTATCAATTTTAGTCGTATGGCATTTAAAAAGAAAGCTTGGAACGATATGACAATTAAGGCTAGAGGTTTATTTGTTGATAAAGTTAGTGGTGAAGTTAAATTGCGTAGCTTCGAGAAGTTTTTTAATTATGGTGGCGAAGTAGAAGCTACTACCAAACGCTCATTACAAGCTAATTTAAAATTCCCTGTTAAATTATGGCTAAAAGAAAATGGCTATTTAGGCATTCTATCTGTAATTGATGATAAGTTTGTTTTCGCTACAAAATCAGTTACCAATAGTGAATATGTAGATTGGTTTAAAGGGTTATTTTATACTCAATTTAGTATGGATGAAATTGAACTAATTAAACAATTCATTACTGAGAATAATTGTAGTTTAGTGTTTGAGGTTATTACAAAACACGACCCACACATTATCAAATATGATGAAGATAAATTAGTTTTATTACAGGCTATCAAAAATCAACTTGAATATAAGACTGTTGATTATACTAGCTTATTCTGGGTTACTACTGTTGAACCTAAATGGTTAGTAGGTACTGTTGATGATTGGGAAAGTTTAGAGAAGTATTTTAAACTAGCTGACCAATCAGAAATTGAAGGTTATGTAATTGAAGATCAAACAGGCTTTATGTTCAAGTATAAAGGCAAATATTACTCAGATTGGAAACGTAGAAGAGGATTAGCTGATTTATATAAACGCACTTATACCAGTAAATTCCCTTTCGCTAGATGTGTAGATACGTTAGATGTTGAGTTTATGACTTGGCTTACTAAACAACCAATCGAACAAGTGATTGATAAAGGAATTATTGAATTAAGAGATATGTACTATAATCAAATATAACCTACCTAAATCGCTTACTGTTGCATTATTTTAGTGTGGTAGTAGGATTGTTTAGGTAGGTTTTTTATTGCCTGAAATAAGCGTTATATTAAGGATTTTAGGTATGTAATTAAACTTATCTATTATTATCAGTATGGTGTATGGAGATAGATTTAGTTTGTTTTATAAGTGCATACACCATAGTGATAGGTTAGATTTATTTACTATTACCTATTGACAATTAAGACCTAAGTAGTTTAGTATGTAGTCAAGTTAGATCTGATTAAGGAGTTATTTTATGGCTTACGAAAATGAAGATAATTTTGTTATCTTGGAAAGAAAAGAATTTAAAGAATATGAAGTGCTATTAATTGTACATTCTGATGGTTTGTATGGAATTAGAATGCTTAAAGATGGTCATGAGCGTTATTATGATACATTTGATTCATTGCGTGAAGGATTAGATTATTTTGATTCAATTGATAGCAAGCGTATTGTTCATGGTTATTTTTCAGCACAAAATAAACACTATTCAAAGGCTGAATTAGAGAAAATTATTAAAGAAGAATATAGTAGAGATATTTTAAATCCTACTTTATTTAGCTTTACAAATAATGCGTTCTTTACACCTGATACAAGAACTTATACTAACAAAATCTATTCAACTAGATCAGATGTAATCTATATCACCTATAGCGATATGAAAGAGGATTTATTCTAATGATAATAAATGATTATGTTAGATTAAGAAAGCCACTAAAGATTGGTGATATTGTAAAAGGTGATGATTTATTAGATTATGCTAGTAAAAATAAGTTATCTATCAAGTTTGAAGATAAACATGGTGTGCCTTATCGTGGTGTAGTATTAGCAAAAACTCCTAATGGAAATTATATTATTGGTGATGAAATGGATCGCTTAGTGATTGTGGCGTATCTAGATCCTGATAACTCTAATTTCTGTAATGTAAGATTATGTTTGTTTGAGGATTAATAAAATGTTAGTAAAATATAAACAAAATGATAGCTTATACAATTTGACAAATATTGTTAAAATGAAACAAGCTAATGGTGATTGGGTAATGGCTGCTCAATACGAAAATGGCGATGGTCAAGTATTTGTTCGTGAATTGGGTGATTTTTGTGCTAAGTTTATAGTAGTAGATGAGCCTGAAGTAGTTTTCTATTTTGCACTAGAACACGGATATGGAATTGAAATTGAAGATCAAATTTATAGCACAGTAGGTGTAGATCAATTCAATAATGGTATCATTTCAAAAGATGGTAAAAGTTATGAGATTTTAAACTTACAAGATGAAGATCTAGATTTGGAAGTAAATTGGAAAGGTCTTGACAAGTAATATAGTAGGTGATAGTATGGCTTGGGCTGAAGAAAATGGGATTGATACGTATGATGATGATTATGGTGTAATTTATATCAGGTCATTATTGTATGAAACAGAAAAGGCTTATTTATTCCATGATAATTATGGTGATTTTTGGATTGCGAAAAGTATTGTCTATGAGCAAGAAGGAAATAAATTATACGTGGCTAATTGGTTCAAGCCTACTTATCTAAAAGGTACATATTTCAAAGGTAAAAGAAAATGAAACTAGATCAAATTAAATTATTAAAAGTCGGTGATATTGTAGTTGATAAAGTTAGTGGGGCTGAGTTTATTGTTACAGGTATTAAAGAAGCTGATAGTCTACCGCTATGCTTACAACTAATCTCTGAAATTAAAGATCCAATCTACTTAAATTATGTAGCTAATCCAGCAAGTATCTATACCAAAAAAGGTGATAATTATTGGATTTATTTAAGTCATAGTATTGCTTACGGTGCTTATTCATACCCTACTGTTTATATAAATAGACGAATTCTTACTTGTGAGGATTTAGAATTGAAAGAAACAGCACCTTGGATTAAACCAAAAGAACAAGCAAAAGAAGAAGTTGAAACTGAAACCTTTGATTATTTAATTTCTCTCAATGAATTAGTTAAATTATCTGAAAAACGATTAGCGGAAGATTTAACTACTATCAACCAAGTTATTCAACAGAGATATTTATATAACAAAGAGGTAGCAATTTCCCCTAGTTTGTTAAAAAGTAAACCTGAAGATAAAGCACTAATTGAAGAAATTAGAGCAAGGGGTTATACAGTAAAAATTAGTGATGGTAGATTAGTAATTAGTGGTTGGTAATTATGGTTTATGAATTATTGAAAGGTTTGGTATCAGGCTTAACTTTAATAATGGTTATGGGATTGGTGCTATTTGTTTTGTATGAATTTGATAAGCGAAAAGGGAAATAGGATAAGGTAAAATTATGAGCGTTACAGATTGGAAAATGCAAGAAGAGTGGAAAAATGAAATTGATGGGGAAAGACGTATTCAAAATCCTATCTTTAATGAAATTAAACAAAGCGAACCATTAACACCTATTGCAACTTTAAAACAATTGAAAGATAAAAAGTATGATGAGGCTTTAAGAAAGATTGATTTTCATATTAAGTCTAATTTTATGAAATATAATTCAGTCTATATCTATCAAGCTTTATTATCTGATGATGTAAAAATTGAAGATACAGTTTTACATGAAAAGATCAGACAACAAGGCTACAGCTTGGAAATTGTTTATAGCCTAGCAAATGTTGTTGAAAAGCTAGTTATTTATGGTTGGTAAACAAGGTTGATTTTGTATGAAAACTTCAGAGAAATTACTACAAAAATTAAAAACACAATTTCCAAAAGAGTGTGGTCATTTAACTAATTTATATCGCTGTTATAGTATTGGGGATGGTGTTGGATTTTGTTGGTCATCTTATGGTAAAGGATCAGTAGCAGTATCTAGTTATGATACTATGACTGAATGCCTGAAAAAAGAACTAATACTAGAACCTGCTAGTTTAAAAGATGGATATGTAAGTTATTTAGTGGGTATTGTTGATTGATAAGAATAGCTAGGTTTTTTAATCTAGCTATTTTTTTTTTCATTTTTTTTTAATTTACCTATTGACAAATGATTTCAGATCCCTATAATAAGAACCGTAAAGATTGATAAGCGAATAAGGGGCTTAAAAATGAAACTAGAAAACTTTTTGAAAATGGATGAAGTACAAGAGTTGGCATTTTACGAAGCATTAAAAATGTTACAAGCTAAAAAAGGTTGGAGTAATGAACAAGTGAAACAATACTTACAAAATAGTGAAGAATTGAGAAAAGAGTTTTGTAATGTTATGGTCAATTTTGTTATTGGTTTAGCAAACGAGTTAGATATTAAATAAGGAGCTTGAAATGATAAACGTAATTAAACATCCTATTCGTGATTGGTTTGCTGGTTGTTATGATGATTTATGGGGTGCTGGTGGTTGTTTAATCACTTGGGAAAAACACAAAGGAATGAGTACACCAATTAAAATTATCAACGGTGAAAAATATGTGATCAGTGGTAAAGGTCATTTGTTAGAAGATGATAAAAGTTGGCAAGCGATTGAAGAGCAAATTTTATTAAAAGATTATCTTGAATCTAACCTTGTTTTAGATTATGATGATAACGGTTATTGTTTGAAAGAAATTAAATAAGGAAGATGGTATGTTCAATTTAGAATTGCAATGGATACAAAAGTGTGATGTGAATCAAGATACTTTTTACAATGGTGAAGAAGTAATATGTGTTAAGCCTAACGGTCAAATGTTTAAATTAGCTTACAACGAAGAGAAAGGTTGTTTTGTTGATCGATTAGGAAATGAACACGATTTCAATGATTTTGTAGAATTTTGTGATATGCAAGTTAAGTAAGGGTCTAATTATGTACGTATCAAATAAAGAGAAATTATTCCAAGCTGTTTCTAATCTTGACTTAGTTAAAATGACAAATTGTTTAGGTAGCGAATATTTTTGGGATCAATTACCTAAATTGTTAGAGTGTGGATATGATCAAGATTTCTACAATAATTGGGATGAACGTGGATTAGAAGAAACATTAAACAGCTTATCAGATGGTTTAGATTTACAAACTAAAAACCTACTGAATACAATTGGTGCGTATATTGATGAAGTTGGCTATTAAGGATTGAACATGAAAAATAAACCTATCAACCAATTTAAACAGGCATTAGAACAATATCACTTAACTTATTGCAAATACTTTAAAAGTAAAATGTATGATATTGACTATGG